CCTGTGTCTTCTATAGCCTCACATTATGGAGACGCTGTTCACCTGTCATTCGCAGATAACGATGGTCAGGGTTATGTGAAAGTTGGAGCTGGAGATGATAGGATACTACTAATCTTCGTAGCCTACCATCGTATGGGACTCTATCCTAAGCCTTTTCTCAATAGTGTAACATATGGAGGAACTGCTTTAACTAGGTTAACTAGGGTAGATGGAGCTGGTGGAGTAGGTCCTACTGTAGAAGTGTTCTATATGCTAAGTCCACCAGTTGGCACAGCACTAGCTGAGATACTGCTAGCTTATAACTCACAATGGGTATCTGCTACAGCAGTATGGTTCTCTGGAGTTAACCAGAGTAATCCATTTGCTAGTACTACATACAATGCACTAAATAGTGTGCAGGAGATATCCACTATCATTGGCATAGGTACAGGGCAGTATCCTCTAGACTTTGTAGCTTGTCTAGACGCTACTTGCACTATTGCTCCAGATGATGCTACACAGACTGTTATAGCGAATGGTGTCGTAGGAAATATCTTGAGAGGAATGTCTCATAGAAACGGGCAGACTGGAAATAAGATCTTCCAATGGGAGAAGACACTAGCTGTAAGTGCTTTTACTCATGTAGCTATATCTCTTTCTCCATCTAGTCTTAGTACTGTTCCTCTGGAAGTAGAAGAACCTACTGACGACTGCGAGCTATCATGGGCTGTCTATGATGTTATAAATGCTATAAGGGGGACTGTACACTGATGGATTATATAGAAGTAAGAGAGAATATGAAGACTGGAGATTGTCTGTTGTTTAGTAGCTTCAGTCCAATAGCTGCAGGTATAAAGTTCTTCACAGGGAGTACTTGGTCACACGCTTCCCTTATCATCAGGCTGTCGGAGTATGAAGGAGAAGAGAGGCATAGGTACTACGTAGAAGCCACGAGTCCTACAGTAAAGCTGACAAGGCTAACAGCCAAGATGATGGATTATACAGGAGTAATCGCTTGGCTTCCTCTTCCTAAGTACATGGATAAAGATAGGATACTAATGGGCTGTATGATGCTTCAGCTTATCGATAAGAAGTACGACTATGGTAGCGTTCTGAAACAGATCTTCAGGCGAGTAAGTACAGACGCCGATAGATTCTTCTGCTCTGAGCTATGCGGTTATATCTGGGGTATAGATTGCGTAGACGGTAAGGCACCTACTCCAGCTGACATACCTGGCTTAGATATATTCAAAGGAATAGAGCCAGTAATAATCTACGATGGGAGGAACGGACATGAGTAAAGATGGACAGACTAACTTAGCTGGTTTCATAGGTGGCTTAGCTATCATCGCTCAGTGGATAGCTGGAAAATGGGGAATAGACCTCGGCATAACAGCAGATTTCCTAAGTGCTATAGCACTCGTGGCAGGCTTGGTAATCGCCTGGTATGTTGGTAAGACAGGAAATAACACTAAGCCTGAGCAGGACAAAATCTTAGGAGAAGGTAAATAAACTGTGGTGAAATTTTCACATGAGGTGGCTCTTGACTGACCATGTTCTAGCAAATGAGGAGATAGAAGAAATACTAGTAAACTGCTGTGCTTCTACTAGAGTCACTGCTCCTACCCTATTCCCAGATCGCTTCTATCTCCCTTTCGCGCCTATTCATAATCCTATCTTTGCTATCCTAGACGATGATACTATAGATAAGGCAGTAATAACAGCCCCTCGAGGTCTCGGCAAGACTAGTATAATAAACCTAGCATATCCTGCTAAGAAGATACTCTTCCGTGAGAAGAAGTTTATTGTTCCTATCAGTAACTCTTCCACACAGGCAGTGATGCAATCGGAGAACTTAAAACGTGAACTTACGACTAACCATATCATTCGAAGTATCTTTGGACCTATTAAATCCAGCGTACCTAGCGATGCTTTCACAAAAGATATGTGGGTTACTGAAGGAGGCACACTCATCTTTCCTCGTGGAACGGGTCAGCAGGTCAGAGGAATCTTGCACAATGACGAGCGACCAGACCTTATCATTGGAGATGACCTCGAAGACTCCGAAAGTGTTAGATCTGAAGACCAGAGAAAGAAGCTCAAAGAATGGTGGTTCGCAGACGTACTCGGTTCTACGTCTCGCTTCAGGAAGAACTGGAAAATTGTCGTTATCGGCACGCTATTGCACGAAGACTCACTCTTAGCTAATCTAATGGACGACCCTAACTGGGTACATCTGAACATAGATATATGTGATGATAACTATAACAGTCTATGGCCCGACTTTATGTCGAATGAGGATATAAGGAAGCTGGCTGAGACCTATCGTGCCCAAGGATTGCTAGATACGTTCTTTAGGGAATATAGAAACAAGGCTATAAGTACAGAAGATGCTACATTCCTACAGTCATACTTTAAGTACTATGACGAGGGAGAATCTAACCTAAGTAAATCGAAGGCTATCGAAAATGTCGTTATCATTGACCCTGCAAAGACTACTAAACTACATAGCGCACATTCCGCTGTCGTTGGTGTGGGTATTAATCTTGGTGCTAACCGTATCTATCTTCGGGACGTATCTGCTGGCATGTTTCATCCTGATAAGCTGTACGACGAGGCCATCAAGATGGCTCAGCGAATTAAAGCAAATGTTATAGCTATAGAAGTTACCTCTCTAAACGAGTTCATAACATACCCACTGAGGAATGAGTTGATGCGAAGAGGGATTGAGATTGAGCTAGTAGAGCTCCATGCGAGAGCGAAGAAGGAGGACCGTATAGCTGGTCTTGTTCCTTTCTATCGCAGAGGTCTAGTCTATCATAATAAGGCAGTAAGCACTCCGCTTGAGGAACAGTTGCTTAGCTTCCCTAGAGCTAAGAGATTCGACATAATGGATGCTTTTGCTTATATAGTTGAATTGCTAGAACAGGGAGAGCGGTACTTCTACCCAAGAACAGATAACGTTAGCGAACTGGAGCTGGCAGAGAATAAGAGAATGCTAGAGGAAGATGAGATGGATTCAATCTTCGTGGATGAAGAAGACTTCGACTATGGTGACGATATAGTGGAGAAGGCAAGTTGGAGGACTGTATGACTAATGTAAGTTATCCTAGTTTCTTTATTGAGTTTTGGTTTTATCTACTTAATATATGGGAAGTTTGTGAATTTTGGGTCTATGATGGATTTATAGATTATCCATGTGTAGGTGATTGTAGTTATACTTATAACTATAATTATAAAGACTATATGATGACTAGACAAATACCATCAATATATATCTTGACTACTATGGTAAAAACTGATAAACTTACATCAATGGGTGAACTATTATGAGGCAAGTGCAGGGCAGCTACAATAGAAGGTCTACAGAAGCACTTAAGGAAATTAACTACGATTACGGCTATCCTCCAGAGGTTGGTAATCTTAAGCCTGGGACGGAGAAGCATGATAAGATAGTTAAGGAGATATTAGATAGAGCACAGGCTAGCTACGACGTTATGAGTCGTAGGCATGACTACTGGAAGAAGATAGATCATACTCTCACGGCTTATATAACACTAGACGACGAGGAGGAGTACGTTCTTGAAAAAGACACTAGGAAGCCAGTATCTATCGTTGTTCCTTATAGCTATGCAACTATTGAAACTATCCTTACATATTGGGTATCTGTATTCCTTGAAAACCCTATATTTAGGTATCGCGGTTTTACTAGTGAAGATACAGTCGGCTCTATCATGCTTGAGAAAGTTATCGAGCTGCAGTGTATCAGGAACAAGGTTGCCCTAAATCTACACACACAGTTCAGAGACAGTCTAGCCTACGGCTTCGGTGCTTCGAGCCCATACTGGAACTCACACTGGGGACATAGATCTATCTTCGACAAGACTACAGGAATGAAAAGAAGAGAGCCTACGAGACTTTTCGAAGGCAACGCTCTTATGAATATAGACCCTTACCTGTACCTACCAGACCCTAGCGTTCCTATACAGGACGTACAGAAGGGTGGATTCGTAGGATGGATAGATAAAACAAACTATCTCGATACACTAAATAGTGAGCGGTATGACCAAGATATGTTCAACGCTAAGTACATTGCTCATATAGATGGACATACTTCTACGATACCAGAAGACACATCAGGCAGGGAAACTAAGGTTGGTGGCGAAGCTAGGAACGCTGAGATATCAGACATAACTCGTCCTATCGATATCACCTATATGTTCATTAACATCATTCCTAAGGAATGGAAACTGGGTCTCGGTGAGTATCCAGAAAAGTGGCTCTTTATGTTGGCTGGTGATGAAGTCCTCCTCAAAGCTCAACCCCTCAACCTCGACCATAACCTCTACCCTGTAACCATATGTGCTCCAGACTACGATGGATACTCCCTCACTCCAATCAGTAGGCTTGAGATAATCTATGGCTTGCAGGGAATACTAGACTTCCTCTTCACCAGCCACGTTGCTAATATAAGGAAAGCTATCAACGATATGCTGATAGTAGACCCTTACTTAATAAATATGTCAGATCTCAAGAAGCCAGGTCCTGGCAAACTCATACGCACTCGCCGTGCTGTATGGGGCAGAGGTGTCGAGAATGCTGTAAAGCAGCTTGCTGTCACCGATGTTACTAGAAACCATATGCAGGACGCAGGCATAGTCATGGACGTTATGCAACGTAGTTCATCTGCAGTCGACTCTTTAATGGGAATAATAAGGGGAGGCTCAGAACGCCGTAGTGCCACAGAATCTAGGGATACGAGAATGTCCGCACTTAGCCGCTTGGCTAAAAGTACCAAGATAGCGTCCATTATGACTATGCAGGACCTGGCGTATATGTTTGCTAGCCACACTCAGCAACTGATGGAGAATGAGACTTATATCTCTACAGCTGGAAGATTTCAACAGGAGCTCGAGGAAGAGTACGGATTCTCGACAGGTATGAAAGTAAGCCCTATGGACTTGCTTATAAACTACGATATCGTAAGTCACGACGGCACTATAGAAGCAGGTGAGTTCGCTGAAGTCTGGCTACAGATGTATCAGACTCTAGCACAGAATCCTGCTGTTGGTTCTGGTTTCGACATGGTTCGTATCTTTAAGCATCTAGCAAGAATCTCAGGAGCAAAGAATGTAAATGAGTTCGTGAGGAAGGGTGGAAGTGCACAGATAAAGCTGAAGCAAGATGAAGAGATAGAAGCCGAAGTGCAGAAAGGAAATATGAGGCCGATATGAAAGACCCTACTGTGAAATTTTCACAACAGTTAGAGGACAATCTACCTGATATAGAGGAGCTTAGAAACTTCGTAAAAGGTAGGATATGGAAGTATCTAGAGGCTACTCTAATGGTCAGGATAGAAGGATGTAGAGATGACCTTGAGAGAGGACAGTCTGACGACTTAGATACACTTAGGATAAATCAGGGAAGGGCTGAGGAACTGCGATTCATTGCAGCTTATCCACAGTTTCTTATAGATAACTATGAAAATCTAAGAGATGAGATAAAAACGAAACAGGAGGAGAAAGATGGAAAATAATACAGGAACAGGAACAGGAGAAGGTGGAGGAAGTGAGGGTAAGGCTGACGCCAGCGGTAATGTTGGAGGTGGAGATGCATCATCTCCTGTCCAATCTCAGATTGCTGATATGCTTGGTACTTTTCTTGATGATAAGGCGAGTGACAAGGAATTTGAAGACGTTACAAAAGGTGTTGACGAGGAAACAGATGAAGCTGGGAAAGACACTGGTGAAGAAGGGAAAGATACTCCTGCAGTAGAAGAACCTGCAGGGAAAGATAAAGCTGAAGCGAAACCTGACGGAGAAGGTAAGGAAGCTACTGACGATACTCGCGATTCACAGATCGCAAATCTAACAGAGCAAGTAGCTGCCTTGTCGCAACAAATAAGTGCACTTCTCAATAGTCAAGCAAAGCCTAAGGAAGAGCCGAAGCGCGACACGGTTGACGATGACTTCGAGGAAGTCAAGAAAGATCTCGTGTCTGAATTTGTGAACTCTGATGAGGAGTATGACCAAGCCTTTGACAAGCGTGAGAAGATGAATGAGATACTTAAGCGAGTCCAAGAATCTTCTGTACAGGGTGTTCTGAGAGCTATCCCGAAGATTATAAACAAGGTAGTTCCGCAGTATGTCCAGATGTATCAGAAGACTATTGACTTCTACACTAAGCATCCAGACCTTAAACCTCACGCTCAATTCGTTGGTCAAGTGACAAACGACATAGTCTCCAAGAATCCCGACTGGGATATGGACAAGGTCTTCGCTGCGCTGGGTGGAGATGACAAGGATGTAGGAGAAGTAAGAAAGAGACTCGGGCTTAAGAAGAGTGCCGAGACTGCAGCTAAGAAATACAACGTAGCACGACCTGCTTTTGGAAAGGCCCAGTCCGCCAGACAAGGCGTCGATGCAGCTGCAAAGCTGACTGGAGTCGAGAAGGAGATAGCTGATATGTTAAGTACAGAAGAATTGTAGGAGGTACCTTATGGGATTAGACCATAATATAAACGAAAACATGAGGGACGACGATACTCTCTCTAGCTCGCAAACAAGCGCTGGAGCCAGTGTTGCCGCCTCTGCTGCGACTTCAGCTGTAGGGTCAGTTGCTGCTAGTGCAGGTCTTTCAGCTGGAGACTCAGCTGGAGCATCTGCAGGAGCAAGCACTGGAGCATCTGCCGCTGCAAGTTTAGCAACATCTGCTGCAACCTCAGCCGTGACAAGGTTGAGTACAGTAGATAGTATTACACTAAGTACTAGCACTAGTGCTGATACTAGCGCAAATACAAGATTCTCGGCCGCTGATAGTACAATAACTGTCGCATATTCAAGTGCTGATACCTCGGTAATAACAAGGATGAGTACTGTGGATAGTACTAACCTGAGCGCTGGAAACTCAGCTGATACATCCTTGATAACAAGGTATGGAACAGCTGATTCAGTAGTGCTGTCGAGTTCAGTTTCTGCTGACACAAGTGTTATTTCTAGATTAAGTACCGTTGACAGTATCAACTTATCTGCAGCGGTAAGTGCAGTAACAAGCGTTAATACAGGCGATTCAACTACAATAAGCACTGGCATTAGTCAGGCTGTATCAGCAGCTACGAGTGCTCAGTCAGGAGTATCTGCACTTGACTCAACAGTAACATCAAGTGCTACATCAATGGATACTTCTGTTATCGCAAGGATGTCCACGGTTGATAGCTCGAACTTGTCTACAGCGACAAGTGCTGACGGTAGTATGGCTACGAGATATGCCAGTGCTGACACTTCTCTCAAGGCAGTGTTGGATTCAGCTGATACGTCTCTTGCTACACAGATAAGTACAATTAACTCTACAATAGCTTCACTGCATCCATAAGGAGGATATGTGAAAGTAGCTCATTGGACATTCTTCAACGGCTCAGGACTAGCCAATATGGCAGCTGAGATGGCCGAGGCTGAAAAACCCTTCGGGGTTGACGTTGTAATCTGCGACACACAGAAACCAGCAACTTGGGCAGCTGGGATGGACGCTGATATTCATGTAGTTCATTCTCATGTCCCAGATGCTATCTCGTTCGATAAGACGAAGAAACTGGTTGATGTCCAGCACGGTTCTCCTGAACACACGTTCGAACTGAGCGTGACGCAAGGGTTGTATGGAGCCTATGGTGCTAGTGACAGCTTAGCTGTAAGTGGCTTTCTCTTGAAGAGAGCAGACGCTGTAGTCTCTATGTGGGAACGTCAGGCTTATCTACTAGAGAGCATGACGAGGACAAAGGTCTACACGATACCAATGGGAGTTGACACGAAGTTCTGGACACCTGTACCTAAGCAGAATCTGCTAAGTGGAAAGCCAAGTGTCTTGACAGGAGAGAACTCACATACTTGTAAGTGGCCAGTGGACATCATGTTCACTTGGGGAAAGATAGCTGAGCAGCTTCACGATGCACGCTTGCACGCTATCAACGTCCCGCACGACCAACACAAGTGGTGGTTTCCTCTTGCTTATATGACTAACACCATGTATAGTGCTTACGTGAGTGGCTTCAGGTGTAATAAGAACCAACTGAGAGACTTCTTTTGTGCAGCTGATTACTACTATTCTCCAGTAGAATATGGAGACCATAATAGGGTAAGTCTCGAAGCTGCAGCGTGTGGAACTAAAGTAATAAGCTACCGAGGTAACCAGTGGGCACATTACTGGATAACTGAGGGAGACCAAAGAATTCAAGTACAGGAAATGCTGGCGATTCTCAAGGGTGAGACAAAGCCTAGGGAAGTGCCAAAGGTTCCTGATATTACGGAAACAGCTGAGGCTATGCTAAAGGTATACGAGGAGGTTCTGCGGAAATGAGAATACACGAGACAGCTAAGATAGGAAAAGGAACGAAAATCGAGGACACAGCTGTCATACAAGAGAACTGTGAAATCGGTGAAAACTGTTTTATTGGTCACTATGTTGTAATGAGACCGAATACGAAGATAGGAAATGATACTGTTATTGGTCATCTAACTGTCTTCGAAGGCGATTGTTCAGTGGGCAGTAAGTGTCTTATCCATGCCCAGTGTCATATAACAAGGGGCGCTGTGATTGAAGACCTTGTCTTTATAGCACCTATGTTCGTAGGCTGTAATGATAACTACATGGTTCACAACAGGAGGCATATAAAGCCTTTTATAGTGAATGGGTATACTATCAAGAGAGCAGCAAGGATAGGTGCTGGTGTAATGGTTCTACCTGGAGTTACAATAGGCGAGAACTCTGTCGTAGGAGTAGGAAGCGTTGTAACTAGAAACGTTATGCCTGGAACTGTGTTCTATGGTTCCCCAGGTAGGATAAAAGGTTTAGTCGATAAAATCGAACATCTCTAATAGGAGGATTTACTATGAGTGCATTTGCTGGAATGAGAGGAACTGGAGATTGGGTAACTGACCAGAGGCCTAAAAATTGGCGTGAGATGCTGCTTCGTCTCTATCCCAATGGTGAGATGCCGCTGACGGCTATTACAAGTAAACTGAAGTCAGAGAAAACAGATGACCCTGAGTTCAACTGGTGGACCAAGAAGTTTCCAGATCAGGCAGGAGCCATCACTGGCGTTTATTTAGATACAGCCTTGTCAGTTGCATACACAAGCACCTATGCAACAGGTACAGTTGGTGCAAATGCTGGCACGACTGTCTATGTAAAGATGGCTGCAGCGACGATTGCTGAGGTAAGAATAGGACATCAGCTTGTCCTTCGTGACGCTTCAGCTCCCTATGTCGATGTCAATGTTAAGGTAACTGCGAAGACGGTTAATGGAGCTAACTCCTATTTAACCTGCGTACTTCTCGAGGACGACGACAACGACTTCGATATCAGGGCAGCTTCAAGCTGCAACATCGGTACTGCCGACCGCTTCATCATAGTTGGTAACATAAACGAGGAAGGCGCCGCTATGCCTGGTTCTATCACATATGACCCTACCAAGTACTACAACTATACACAGATCTTCCGTACACCTCTGAGCATCACCAGGACGGCAAGAATGACTAGGCTGAGAACTGGTCCTGCTTATCAGGAAGCAAAGAGAGAGTGCCTTGAACTCCACGGAATTGAAATGGAGAAGGCATTCATCTTCGGCATCCCGACTGAGAATACTGGAAGTGGTGGAAAACCTGAGAGAACGACTCAGGGAATCATAGACTTCGTTCGCAAGAACGTAGTTGCTAACCACAACAGCTACAGCATGAATACTGCTTACACTGGAAAGGGCTGGACAGAGTCTGGCGGTGGTGAGGCATGGCTCGATAGCTACCTTGAAACACTCTTCAGGTTTGGAAGCTCTGAGAAGATCGCAATCTGTGGCTCGACAGTTCTTCTAGCCATGAAGAGACTTGCTCTCGCAGGCGCTCACATGGATATTACTCCAAAGACAACTAGCTACGGACTTAAGATTGTTGAGTGGGTTACTCCATGGGGTACTATCAACATGAAGCTTCACCCGCTTATGAGTCAGGAGTCTTCCTTTAGGAAGATGATGATTCTCTTCGAGCCGAAGAACATTGTCTATCGGTACATTACTGACACTACCTTCTACGGAGAGGGTGGAAAGACCGCAGCTGAGGGCACTAACTACGGGCGTTATGATGCTACCAATGAGGAGTTCCTTACTGAGGCTGGTTTGGAACTGCGGCATCCAGATACATTCATGATTCTGGACGGATTCGGAGACGATTGTCCGTAATAGGACATCTAAACAGAAGTGGGTGGGGAGCTTCGGTTCCCCACCTACTGTGAAATTTTCACCAAAGGAGACAGTTATGAGGATTAAATTCTATGGTCGGGCTGAGTCACCTGCTGGAGATTCTATAGCCTCAGCAACTGTTAAGATATACTTAGCAGGAACTAGTACTCCTGCAACAGTCTACACTTCCGTTACTAGTACAACTGGAGTAAGTCAAGTTACAACTGACGAATATGGATACTATACCTTCTACGTCAATGCCTTCGCATACGACCAAGGACAGCTTTTCGATCTTGTTCTAAACAAGCTTGGTAGTTCTACTACTTATACCTTCTACAACATTCAATCAGATAACATCATACCAGGGACTTATGATATAGATGAGAACACATTAGTCTCAGGTCATGTCTATATACCAAAGGGAGTAGTTCTTAATATTAGCAATGGAATAACACTAACATTCTCAGTGATG